ACCCATACTCATATTAATACATGCATATCCTATTTTCATATATGTAATATAAGAAAAATAAATTAAAATACCAAATTTTTAGTAAGTTTTGATATTTTCTTCTTCGTTTCTAATTTTTGCTAAATCTCTGGGAGTCCCACCTCTATTTGACATCCAATAATTTACTGCTTTTGGATTATTTATCCACATTTTACGATTATTCCAAGGAAAATCTGGATGCATATATTCTTCCCACTTTAATTCAGGCATTTTTTCTTCTATAGTCCCACTATTAGATGCAACATTGTCCAAAGAATTATCAGACTGAATAAGTGTTTCTTCATTTTTTGTGTTAATCTCATCTTTTTTGGTTTCATTAACAATATTTTCCACTATAACCGGATTTTCATCCTCTTTTGTAGAATTTTTTCTATTATCACCATAAATTTGATAATTTTTTTCTACTAATTCGGAATTTTGTCGAATTGATTCATTTAATTTTACATTTTCTGTTAAATTTTCTTCTTCTTTTCGATTTTTTATTACAATCAATCCATTAAATGCAATAATTAATGCAACTGCAAGTGGGTCAAACACTATTACAATCAAAAATATGAAGAATTTTACTACATTTTTCAATTCCATACCAAAGGCTTCTGCAACAAAACGAAATCCACCTACTTCTCTTTCAGTTTCTATATTAGCATTTTTAATTTCATTGATTTTTTCGAAATTTTTGTTGTTTTCTTCAGTTAAACTATTGATTTTTTTGGAAATTTCACTAATTTCTTTGTCTGCATTACGAACCATTTGAGTTAAACGTGATGTAGAACCATTTCTTTCAACAACTTTACTAATATTTTGTTCTTGTGAGTTACGGATTTGTTGTAAATTGTTTAATTGTGTAGTAAAACGAGTAATTTCCCCCTCATTTTGAGTAATTTTTGTTTGATAAACCGAAATTTCTCTATCAATCTGTCCTAATTTTAAATTTTGTTGTTGGAAAGCATTAGATAGATAACCAAATATACCTGCGGAAGTTATTAACATCAATAATGCAACCGCAGAAGTAAGATACCATTTGTTAAATCCTTTGATATTATCCCATTCTTGCTTTAAATAAGTTGCTGCTACTAATTTTGCGAACTCCAATGCACCGGCCATTACCATTACGGATGCTGCAGCACCACTAAATAATACCCCCAAACCTGTTACGGAAAAGAATGCTGCACATCCGGCGATAATTAGTGCAGAAAATCCGACTAACCACTTAAGCCAATTCATATTATCTATTCATTGATGTTAATTCGGAAATACGTTCGACTATCTTTCTTGCATCTTCTATAACAATGTTTGCCTGAGATGGTGATATTTGTTGTGTTCCGTTGATTGCATTTTGTAAAATCTTTAATTTACCATCTAAAGATTCTAATAATGTTTGTATTTTTTCAGTATAAATCATATAAATAAATATTTTATAAAATAAAAAAAGGTAGGATTGACACTTTCCTACCTTTGTAATATACAAAAAATAACCGAACTAACCAACTTTTATCTTAACTTTCTTTGGTTTAGAATCTTCTTTTCTATCTAATGTTATTGTTAAAATACCATTTTTAATTTCTGCTTTTGCATCTCTACCATCAAAGTTTTTACCAATCGTAATTCTTTCTTCAATTTTAGAAACCAACTGATTGTAAGGAGATTTATCTTCAGATTTGTTTGATTTGATTTCAATTTTATCTTCATAACAATTGATTTCAATATCATTCTCATCGTGTCCTAATACTGCCAAAGCCATCACTGCTTTCTCATCGGTAATATCTACTGCAAATTTTGAAGGAACAAATGTTGTTGATTTGTTCTCCCAAACTGGAGAGTTGCTTTCAAAAATTGATTCTAATACTTTGTCAAAATTTGTGTAATACATAGTTTTTAATTTTTTTTAGTTAAACAATATACTATATAATTCAATTACTATACCAATGTATTATTTTTGACAAAATGTCATTATAATATGTTATCTTGTCTTTCAATGATTGTAGACATATGGTCTGCCCAATGCATAATAAATTGAAGTTTGTAAACTAATTGTTTTTTCAAATCGTGACCAGCTAAATACTTTTGATTATCCTCATCATACATACCATCGGTAAGTTTGATTGCAAAATATTCTTTTTCATTATACTGAATGCCATAATGATTCAATGTAAAAAATGTTCTATCAGTTAAACTCATATATGGTATCTTTTCATTACGAACAAATAAAGTTCCGTATTTCTTTTGAGACCACTCTTCCTGATTCGGAAGATAATGTAATTCACCTTTAACGCCTAACTTTCCTAAATCGTGATGTAGACAACTAAATATCAATTCTTCTTCGGTGAAATCAATCTCCCCACCTTGCATTACGAACAGGTCTCTCATTTTAAGAGCGTTCTTACATACATTAAAGATGTGGTCTATATACCCACCTATATATGCGTTATGATAGTGTTTTGAGCCAGATGCGGCTGATATTGTAAGGTTAATTCCTAATTCTTCTTCGGAATACATATGGAGTAATTTCTCCAATCTTTCACCCTTAAAATATTTTTTGATTATTGCAATAAACTTATCGTAGTTTTGCTTTAATTCTTGTTCTGTCTTTTGTTTCATCTTTTAGAGTTTAATTGTTAATAATACTCCAATATACGAAAAATATTTGATATTACCAAATTTAAATAAATTTTACTTTATTTATTTCCGAATCAGGTAAATACTTTGGAAATTTTTTTAATATGTAATTGTATAAAACTTCTCCATATAATTTATGCATTTTTGGACCAGGATGCATATTATCTATTGCAAAATCACCTTGATAAAAATCTAAATCGGAAAATCTATTGAATTCCGAATACTCCGTTAAAAGATGTTTTCCATCCCATAACCAATTACATTTTTTTGATTCTAAAAATAACTTAATTAATGTATGGTTTTTATACCAATTTATAAAATCAGCATTATCGTTTTGCAAAATATCCATACTATTTTGAATAAGCTGGCCTTCTGCTGTTTCTAATAATTTACCCCATATTTTTGTTGGCATGTATGGTTCAATTCCACCATCTTCCGTATATATTTCTCGTCTTGGTGGAAATGTATATTTTATTAAAACTAAATCAGGTTTAATTAAATCATAATAAGTCATTAAACATCTACAAATAAAATCGTTACTTCTTCCACCAGTTCCAAAATTTAAATTTACCGCATTCTCAATATGACTACAAAATTGTGCAGGCCACGTTTCGTTATCATTTACACCGACTCCTTCAGTAATTGAACAACCTAAAGACATTACTTTAAATCCTTCTTTATAAATACTATCTCCTCTAAAACCCAATTCGTTGTATGTGTATATACATTCACCTGTATTATCTCCGCCGGATGTTGTATATGATTGATTTACTCTTTCTTTTAGATTCCAACGATATGATGATATTTCAAATCCTTCTGGACTCCAGTATTTTAATGAATTCATAATAAACTTTTTTTATCTATTTTTAAATTTTCATTTTGTAAAAACCATATCAATGAATATCTCTCTTTGTTTTCAATTTTTGTAATTTGATGTTTTATTTTGGCATCAAATAGATATGTATTGCCGGCCTTCTTTTCTAAAATAATTTCATTTGGATTATATAGTATAAAATCGCCACCACCAAAATCTTCGTTTAATAAAACACCAACGCTAAATAATCTTCTATCTCTATCATCATCATGTATATCAAACCAATCTCCAACATTAAATTTATGAAAATGAATTGTTTCTTTTAAATCTCTTATTTTTATATTTGTTTCATTTTCAAAAAAATATTTTAATTTATCAAAAATCCATTTTGTTTTTTCATTAAAAATAATTGGATGTGATTGATATTTTCTATCTTTTCTATTCCAATTTGTAATATTTTCCGTTTCATTCCAAATTATAGAATCACATTCTTCTTTTGTAAATATATTTTTTTGGACTAAAATCATATCAATTTTGATGCTTCTGTTTTTTTAAAAATATTACTATCTTTTCTATATTTTCCACCATTATCTAAATAATCTAAATGTGTTGGATTTTTAATATCTAAATATTCTAAAACAGCATTAATATCTTTTTTATTTAAAAAAATATTTTCATATGTTGTATTAAATACATTATAATTTTTTAATTTAGATTTATAATAATCATAAATTAATGCTCTTTTTTCAATTTGATGTTTATTATCATCTATCCAATCTGATGTTACGGAGTATTTATCATGCCAAACATTTGTTTTATTTGCAATAATAAAACTAATTGCTGCATCTATACTATTATCTCTAAGCAAACAAATTACTTTATCAAAAGAAGAAATATCTTTTTTGGTAGGAAAGTATTCTTCAACTACTATTTTTCTTATGATATTATTGAATGTAAAAACGGAATTAAATGTATTACTATTATATGGAGTTTCATCTAATTCAAAATTTAATTCTTTACTTATCCATTTACATAATGTTGTGGAACCACATCTAGTATGTGATAAAACTAAAATTTTCATTAGATAAATGATTTTTTTTCTATTTCTATAAACTCATAAAGATTATGAAATAGTTTTGGTAAATTCCATATTTTATTAAACTCTTTTTTGAACAAAGCATGTTCAGGATGATTTTCATGCCAAACTTGTTTTAGTTTGAATTCACCTTCGGAGAATGTTCCCCAGTTTGTAATTTTGCCAAAATAAACATCAACTTTTTTGCCAAAAATAGAAAGCATAAGATTATAAAAAAGTCCCATCTCCATATAATTGCAATCCTGCACAACAAATGATGTTTTAACCCTTAGTTTTGGTATCGTTGATATAAATTTTAAATTTGAAATAAGATTATCCCAATCACCACCCAATCTTGTTTTATTTTCATATGTATCTTTTGTTGCAGCATCTATACTTATTTCACAACTCTTTACATACTTATGAATATTTGGCATTGAATCCCACATTTCTTTTGTCCACATACTCGCATTTGTATGCAAATGTATTTTTTCTAAGTTTGGATATTTTTTTGGATTAAAGTTTCTCAAATAATTTCTAAATCCAACTGAAACAAATGGGTCACCTGTTCCTGTTATATAAATCGTTTTTATGTGTTTTGAAAAGTATTCATCAATTTCATCAATTGTTTTTTGTACTCGTTTAATACCCTCACTATTTTCAACAATTAAATCAACTCTACAAGATGGGCATTTATAATTGCATGTTCTATCAAAATTCATTACAACATATTCGGGAGAATTACTTTCAATGATAATATTTTGATTACTATTTAGATTTGATTTTAATGTGATTGGACCCGTTGCTATACCATCTTTTACTAATTTACTTAAATATGGACACATTTCTTTGTCACAATGCTTAAATGAACCATCCAATACCGATTTTCTAATTTCTATTAATGGTTTACTATTCCAAATATTTTTCAGAGGATATTCGTTCAATTCTATTTTTTCCGGTAACCAAGATGGACAGCACACAAAACAAACATTGTTATGTATCTCTAATGTATTAAATGGAACATTACAAACATAATTATTTAAATCAATATTCATTCTACATTAGTATTTTTTTAACTTCCGAATTTCTGAGATGTGCTATCAAAACATATCTTACACCTTCTGTTATTTTTGTAACTTCATGAGGCAAAACCGCATCAAATATATAACAATTTCCTATTTCTTTTTTTAATTTTTTTTGTTCATCATTATCATAAACAATCAAATCTCCACCATCAAATTCATCATTTAATAAAATTCCAATAGTAAATAATCTTACTGATGTGTGTTTTTTTATATGGTCTATATCGGTGTGTTTTGGAAAATTATCATTTACTACATATTTTAAAATTTGAACATCCATTTTTATATCATTTACAATTGTTTTTGTTGAATCGTAAATAAAATTTTTAAATATATCTAAAAACCATTTATTATCGGTATCATCTAATATTTTATATTGTTCAAATGTCAATGCACCTTTAAGACTTGTATATGAATGCCCTTTATATTCTTCATCTATCAATGCTTTTATCCTTTCACATTGTTCTTTATCAAATATTTTTTTTTGTATAAACATAATAAATCTATTTAATTAAATGTAATTGTTTTGTCGTTTTATATTCATCAATTGGAATTGTAGTATCTAACATTATATCAAACGCCAAACCTATTCTTAAATCTCCATACCATTTTTTAAATTCATGTCCTAAACAGCTGGAAAATATAGATATTTCACCTGGTATATTTTCCACATCAGTGCCTACTATACCACCTAATAAATTTTTTTTATTTGAACTAAAATAATATGTGGTGTAAGTTTTTTCACTACCATATAAAAAACAATGGCCTGATAAATAATTGTTTACAACTTTTTCATTTTTTATATCAAATATTTCATCATTTAAGTGTGAATGATATCCTATATAATCACCACATCTATAAACATTCGCCCATATTTTTAAATAAAATTCTTTTTGTCCTGTTAACTCAAAAATTATTTTTTTGAGTTTTTCAATTATAATATCGGTTTCTTCATAATTAAAATCCAATAGACTGTAATAGTTGTGATATTTTGTTGTAATATTTTTTTTACTGACCAAATCAAAGGGTATATCACCATCATCTAAAAAATCATTTTTTTTAGTTGCAACTATTTTTTCTAATTCTAATATTTTTTTAGATAAACTATACGCAATTTCTGATTCTATATAATCAACAGCCAATATTTTTGATGTAATATATTCATATGTTTTTAAATTTTTTAACATAGTATATTAATTTACATTAATTTTTTTTGTCTAGACTGCCAATAAATTTTTCCATAGTTATGCGTTAATTCTTCACCGATTGTTATATCTTTTATTGAAAAAAACTCAATAATCCCCCTTTCCGGCCATGTTAAATTCCAATGTAAATTTGGGTCATCGCTATGATTGTATATTGAACCATAACCAAATGGAAAATAGTGTTCATCGGTCGGATTGTAATAAAATAAATAATCGTTATTTGGATGTTGTAATTCTGATTTTTTAAGTTTTAAACTATAACAAACTTCAACTATGTTACCCTTTTTTATATTTTCATTAGAAAAAACGCCAAATCCTTTTACTTCATCTATATATCTTACTTCTAAATCATAAATTGGTTTTATAATAATACTCATAATAATATTTTTTTATTTTTTGAAAATGGTTTTTCAAACATATCCCATATGTGATTTTTTAATTCATTATTATAAATTAATTTATTTTTTCTATTACTTGATATATTGGCTTGTAGAAATTTTATTTCATAATTAAATTTTTCTTTTATGAGTTTTTCGGCTCCGTCTAAATTATTAATATCAAATTCATAATCACAATTTATATTATCCGTCCAATAATATTGTGATAAGAAAAGATGAGAAGTTCTTTGTAAATGTTTTGGTTGTTTTTTGATGTCTTTAATTAATTTAGATGAGCATTCGGAAAACCCATTTGTTGATAACAAATCGTTTGAAAAATTTTTATCAAATGTTCTATAAATAAACTCATTGTCTATGTCTTCATATTTTATGACTGGTTCTAAGTTTTTATTTTCAGCGTGGTCCCAAAAATATTTAAGTGCGGATATCCATCTTTCGAACCAATCTCTCCTTATACAAAAAGACTCTTTATTACCAAAAACTTTTTTTAATTCACTTAATTTAAAATGTGAATGGTAAAGATTATCTTTAACGTTATTTGTTACTAACATCTCTTTAAAGTTGGGATAATTGATATGTTCAAAATATAAATCGGAATCAACAAATGCCATCTCTATCGAGGAGCTAGCGCATCTTGGAATTGAAACCCATATTAATTCTTTATTTATTAAAAGTGACATTAAAATAACGTTTTATTTAATTTTGCATCTTTATAATTGAAAAACATATAATTACTTGCAATACAAATTCTTGGTATTGTTGATTTTTTATTTAATCTAACATTATGCTCTAAATCTGCAGGAAATATAAATATTTCATCTTCTTTTGGTAAAAATCCAAATTCTTTTTCATCTTTGGTTTTAAAGTAGATATAACCATCATCACCTTCTAGATTATTTGGTATTTGTAAATAATATGTTGTAACAAATGTAGAATCAAATTCTTTAATCACACCACCATCTTCGTATTGTGTTTTTGGGTGTGCATGATACCCAGAGTATACATTGCTTTTATCACTCATATAAACCCAAGTTTTAATCATACAATCTGTATTTAGGTTTAGGTTTTCTTTTGCCCATAGTTTTGTTTCTGATTGCATAAAAACTATTTCATCAAAAATGGGCCAAATAACATATTGATAACCAGGAAATTTTGTTCGTGGATGTGATACATATTCAGGATATAGGTGTTTTAAATACTCAACTTTTTTAATTAATTCTTTGTGGTCATATTTTTCAAATAAACCTAATTTTCCTTTATAAATTTTTGTGTTATCATCTAAATTAATTGTTTCTAATATCATAATACGGATTTTTTTTCAATTATTGTATGTTTTGTTAAACTCAAAACAATGGAATATCTTTCTCCTGAAAGAATTTCTTTTATTTCGTGTAATGTTTTAGCATCGTAAGCAACGGCTGTTCCTATTTCTTTGCTAAGTATAATTTCATTTTCACTATCATCATAGCAAATATATTCACCACCCGTATACTCTTCATTTAATTGTATACCCAAATTCCATCTTCTATCTAAATGTTCTTTAGTTAAATCTATGTGTTTTTGAAATAAATCACCCTTTGAGTATTTGTGTAATCCACATCCCATTGGATAATATTTTTTATCATTTATTCGAATATTAGATACAGATGAAAACCAATTAATTATTTTTTCAAAAAACCAATGTGTTTCTTCATCGTTTGGGATATCCCATACATTAAAAAATTTACCTGTTTTTTTTCCATTTTCTAATCTTATAAATTGGTCTATTCTTCTATTTTCTAAATCAATTATAGGTTCAGCTTCTCTATATGGTAAGTCTGTATAAATATTTCTATATGATAATATTTTATCACACTCCTCTTTTGTAAAAATCTTTTGTTGGTAAATCATTTTAAATTAATGTTTTTTCAAAATTTTTATTTTTTTTTAAACTTACCCAATTCACTAAAGTATATCTTTCACCACTTTCCACATTTGTAACTCTGTGTTCGATTTCGGATAAAAAAATTATTAAATTTCCTATTCCTTTATTAACAATAATATTTTTGTCTGCTTTAAATTCTAAGTTACCGCCAGTATAATTATTATTTAATTGAATTACCAAAGAACAATATCTACTTGTTTCTAAATCTGTATCATTTGGCATTTTATCTTTGTGCCAATTAAAATAATCGCCTGTTTGGTATTTTGTAAATTGAAAACGTTCATTATTCAAATTTAAATCATATCCCTTTACCTCTATCTCATCTTTTATAATTTTTATAAGTCTTTGATATAGAAAGGGAAAATTTTCAAAATAATTATAATAACTTAATTCAGATTTTCTTTTATTTTCATTATAAATTTTATCATTTAAATAATCCGCAATTTTTGCTTTTTCTAATAAAAGATTTTTTAATGAAAAATTTAATATTTCATCACATTCAGATTTACTTAAAAAATTATCAATTATTTTATATGTGAACATAATATGATAAGATTTATATTAAAAATTTATTTTTTTTCATTATGTTTGTGGTTAATACCCATCTTGGAAGTTTACTATTATTTGGTTTAGTTTTATGATAAGTCCCACCCTCAAATATGATTATTTCATTTGTTACCGATTTAACTTCTTTCCATAACCAATCATCATTATCTAAAGAAAATTTAATTTTACTTTCGTAATTTGGGTCTCTAAAAAGAATATTTGATGAATCTTCTGGAATTTGTAGATATGCACAAATTACAGCAACTACATTAGTATGATTATGTTCTTCTATATATCCACCATTACCGTATTTAGATACCCATGAATTTCCAATATGATATTCATTTTCTTTTGGATATCCCCATTTGTTTATTAAAACATCTTTATAAATGGGTTCAATAAAATTATAAAATTCTTTTAATTCTGGTAAATCGTATGGTTTTATTTTGTTTTTAAAAGAAGTTAATGCATTACCTCTTTCTAAGTGATCTTGATTTTCAATCAATATAATTTTTTCTAAAACCGGTTCTAATTTTTTCCAATTAAAATTAAATTTTGTTTTGTATAAATTATCAAACAACATTTTTATTTTTGTTAAAAATATTTGGAAATTTAGAATCCACTTCTTCCCATTTTTTTAATGGGCAAGGATTATATTTGTGAGAATATATTTTTTTTGGAATTGGACATCCACATTCTCCACATTGAAAATACTTTTTATCTACTACCGGAACGTGTTTTTCTACTATTGATGGACATGATAAACATATATCATATCTGTTATGAGCAAGTTCTTTTTGTTCTTTTGTTGCACGATACGATGTAATCCAGGCTCTAGTTATTTCTTTTAAATCTATTTGCATAGAACAAATATAACAAATTAAAATGGATTTACCAAATTTTTTTAAGAATTTGCTACATCCGTTTTAATCAAATTTACAATGGAAGAAATTACAGTTGCAAGAATGCTCTTTGTTTCTACTGTTGTATTGATTTGGTCTTTATCTAAAATTGCCATATGTTATTTTTTTATATAATCTATTTTTACTTGTTGCAGAAGAAATATGGACAGTTACCACAGTAATAAGAGTCATTACATTTATTCGGTGCACACCATGATTTACAAAGATTATGTTGAATAATTGTAATATTTTCTCCTACCAATGGTAAGTATAAGTCAACAGGTTCAACATCCATAGTACCTAAAATTTGATTTTCTTTAAAAATAATTTCATAATTTAAAACCGTTTTAAAGTTAACCAAACCGTTTTCAGCATTAAACGTACATATTGTGCTTCCAATACTTAAATCATTAAATAAAATCCATCTGATATTATCACCTTCTTTTATTAAGATAGGAGTTGATTTTAAATCATCCCAAGTTGTTCCATCATCTAAACTCAATCTAATAAAAAGTGTAGAAACTGGATTTGATTGTCTAATTGATGTTACACTTGTAGATACTACACTACTTGAATCAACAAAATTATTCCAATCACCTACCCATGTTGATAAATCATATGAAGTTTCATCTAAATCTAAACCTGGTATGTGTAATGCTTTTACTGAATCACCAATTGTTAATGTATCGAAAGTTTTTCTTGTACCATCTCCCATTAATACTTCTTGGTCTACATCATAAACATAATCAAAATTTGAATCAATGTGTGTAGCGGTATGTGTAATATATTTTGGTCTATCTTTTTTTGCAAGTAGACCTGTTTCATCAAATGTATTTTCCCAAATTGATTCTGGAATTTGATTTAGAACATGATAACTACCTATATTAATTACTTCCAAATTACCACCACATAATAAATCTAAACTTCTAACAATATTTCTTCTACCATCTACCAATTCTGATAATTCATATCTTTGAATATATGTTTCGGAAGCTAATGTAGATTTAATTGTATTTAATTGAGTTAAGTTTTCTACTTTATATAATTTTGGATAAACCTCTCTGTCGTAAATTGGGTATCTATATTTAACAATGAAGTTTGGTTTATCATCTGTATAAGTAAAATCTTCCATTCCCTCAAAATCATCAAATTCAGCAGGTACATACGAATCTATACCATATGATTCAGCGTTTATTAATTTTTGTAATTTAAATTTATCTCTACAATATTCATCATCAACAATTGCTGTTGTGTCGTATGATAATCTAATAATCAATTTTTCTGCAGAATCCTCTACATATGGAACAGTTACTGCATCTTGTGGTGTAATATATTCCGTAAAAGTGGCATTTTTAGACTCTGCAACTTCTTTAATTTTTGGACTAAGAGTTTTATTAAAGTTTTGAACAATTAAATGAACTTCACTAAAGTTATTAGTCTCAATGAAATTAGCTAATCCGCTAAAATCATATAAAGAGAAATTGTGAGTTGTCCACGCATTTGTGTTTGTTTCAAGAACTTTAAGTTCTCCATTTTGGTTTTTAATTAAATCCGTTGCTATTAATACTGCTTTCATATTTTTTTAATTTCTCTATATAAATATTGTTTTTAATTTAAATCAAACTTCTTTTGATAACATTATCTTCGGATATCATAACATTTTCAACTATTATATCTTTTGTTTCTATTTCTTTTACCTCAACAATAGGTGTTGGGGTTTCTTTTTCTAATTTATCTTTTAATTCTAAATATAAACCTCTATTATAAATAGAATAAGGAACACCTATTCTTTTAAATGTTTCTTCTGCTTCGTTTAACCAATTCAATCTATCCATTGGTGTATTCCATTTTGTTGAAAAATTAACACCATTTATATATTCTAAATATTGACCTTCATCATCTCTCCAACGATAGACAAGTGGTTGGTGTATTAAGAATGCGGAACAGGTTACGATTTCTTGTATACAATCTTTAAACTCTTCAACAAATTGCATTGTCTTTAAAAAATCTTCTCTCCCTTCATTTAGATATCCAACGATTAATTGCATTCCAAATTGCATTTTAAGTGGTAAGTGTGGATTCTCTTTATTAATTTGTCTTACATTTTCAAATATCTCTCTTACACCTTTAACATCTGTGTATTTTTTCATATGCTTTAAAACAGGTTCGGAATATGATTCAAATCCTGTAATCATTTTATGAAGTCCGGCTTTACGATATAAACGCATATTTTCAATATTACGCATTGGTTCTTGTAACCTCATATTACCACCAAAACTAATATTTAAATCCTCTTCTATTAATCTTTCACAAAAGGCTTTAAACCATCTAGGATTTCCATTGATAATACTATCATGACAAAAAAAGAAAGTTTTTCCTTTTGCAACCCAATGTTTAATCTCTTCCATTACACCTTCTAAACTTCTATATCTAAACTCAGGTATGTAATCTGGTACTGAACAGAAGGAACATCTATATGGACACCCTCTACTCATAACCAACGGAACGGTGTCACCATACACAGATTTGTAATAGTAATTATCTTCCAAAGGTGAATAATCTGGCATCGGTAGTTTATCCATGTCAATGTTTTGACGCATACGATTATGAATAAAAACACCATTTAATTGCCAAATCAATCCATCAATTTTCATAAGGGATTCTTCACTCCAATCCGACTTAATTAATTCAACAAATGTCATTTCACCATCACCTCTACTAATTGCATCTATAAAGCCCGTATATCCACTTATTTTATAATTTGTGTTTGGTAATCTACCAAATTCCAATACTTCAACACCATTACCACCCAATACAATTTTTAAGTTAGGATATTTCTTTTTGGTCAATTTAGCAAGAGCAAGAGTTGCATCTATATTACCATCTATAATACTAAAACCTAATATTTTTGGTTCTGCTTTATCTATATAAAGAGATATAAATTCAACAATCTCACCCATTTCAGGAAACTGATTTAATAACCAATATTTACTTTGTTCCGAATAGGTATTGAATAGATTGAAAAAATCACTCTTTTTATCTGGAGGTTTTATATAAAAATAATCAATTACAGGATCGATAACTTCAACCTTTAATTCAGGATTAAACTTATTAACCCATGACCTCAATGCGATGATGCCGGAATAGTAACCTGATTCGTTGATATTTGGAACTTGCATTAATAACGCATCCTGTTTTTGAATATCTTTAAATCCAAATTTATGTTCTATTCTTGTTTTACTTCTTTCAACAAAAACGGTTTGGCGCATGTATTGAAGTAAATCAACCTTTACATCAAATACATCCTTTCCACTCTCTATTTGAGCTTTAAGTCTGTTATCATTCTTTTGTTGTTCTTCTTCTAAATTTGTAACTCTTAACGAATCTAAGGTTGTATCCATTTATTTATAAGATATTTAAATACTAATATACAAATAATTATTCACTTTACAAAAAAATAAATCGGCGGGGGGTTGGGGGGAGGTCGTTTTTTAAAGAAATTTTGAGAAAGTCGTTAAAAGACAATTTGGTTATCTCTATTGATAGTTATACCTTTTATTCTTATTCTTTCCTACATATTTTCTCCACAACAACCAAATAGGTAACTTTATTAACCAATACAAAGATAATCCAATACCGCAAACCAAAATAACAGATAGGAGTATTATAGCAGTGAACCAATCGGATAGTTTATTAATGAGTGATACCATTTCCCCAAATTGATGTGTAGATACCAACGGCACCTACGATTAACCAAAAACCATTTAATAAGATATAAGGTTTATTTCCTCTCTGCCACGCACACCACGTTAGTAATATAGCATCGATAGTATTGATAATCCACATAGTTAAGAAAGGTGTATCCCCACCCATTATCGATAACATACCGAAAGAGAAGATTCGCATCGCAACTCCGAATCCTTCCAATAATTCAATCCACTTTTCGTTTTCGGTAACCTTAAACATGGTGTAACATTTATTATAAGTATTACTTAACTAATTTTTGTTTAATAGCAGCCAATTCTGCTTTCGCAGCATTTAATTGCGATTGTATATAAGATTGAGTTGCGGTATCACCTGCTTGCGCTCTTCTTAGTGCCTCTTCCAATGATATACTTCTTTGTTGTAGGGTTTGAGCAGTTCTTTGAAGTTCGTTTTGAATTTGGGTTGCGGTAGAATCTAAATCGTCTTGGACTTGCTTGATAGGTGGAGTTTCAAGGCTTATCAAATTGCTTTCAGTAAGTTTGAAACTATGGTCTGTCTCCACATCATCTACATCAGTTCTTGCTACCTTATTCTCTACTATTATGCCGGAAACCGATCCAGTTGGAAGAATACCATTAAAGAATGTTTCCTTAATAGAATTAAAATCTCTTCGAAGTAATCTTAATTGATTATCTAACTCTATAATAAAGGTTTGTAGTTTTAATGGGTCGAAAATGGTTTCCTGTTGGTCCGTTATAGTTCTTATAGGTTTAATCGTATAGTGTGCTGCAGAAGGATTAATAGCCGGATTTGTCATAGTGAAATAATCTACTACTGAGTATTCATCCGATGGTCTTTCTCCTTCCTGTGTTAGAGTATAATCGATTTGTTTAATTAGTCCTACTGGTATACCATCAACCAGTGTTTCTCTATCGTTTATGTATTTAACGGATTTAACCCCTGCCTGTTTGTTTTGTAATTTTCTACTCTCTATTAAACCATCCAATTTGGCGATATCTAATTCTATAATCTTAACGGTTTTACCTATACTTACTCCTTTGCCCTTTACATCCAACTTTCCGTTCTCCACTATATCGTAATGAGGGTTTTGTGATTCTCTAATTTCATTAAGGGTTTTTAAAGAACATAAATGTGCATCACCCACTTTAACGATTATTCCATCCGCTGTAATAACTGGCTTTAACCCCTGTAAAGGTATACCAATAGGTAGAGTAAGAGGTTTAATATCCGGAGAAGCAGATATAACCCAATCACCACCCTGTTTAGAATATCTATCTGAGTTTTGTGAGATTTCTTTCATAATCGTTTAATGCTATGGTGAATGCTTTGATATAAATTCCTCTTTCCTTTAATCGCTTATCACCTTTTTGTCTTATCTTATATATTTCTCTTTGTAGTTGTTTATATATACCTAATTCGATTGCATCACATATAATACCATTAATATCCAATTCTGGTTCAATGATGTTGAAAGCTTG